CTTCACTCAATTGAGCGGTGGTAACTTGACTTTCATTGTAAGTGGTTCAACTTTAGCTAACGTTAACTTATCATTAGCAACTGGTTCTACTTTATTCTACAATAAAGCAACTAACTTCCAAACTCGTGGTGATTTTGAAGATGCTCCAAACGATACACCTTCTCCATTCTCTAACCCGAACGCTGCTAGTTCTGCTTCAATCGTTATCCCAGAGATCAACGTACAAATGAAGTCTGAGACTATTTCTGCTAAAACTCGTAAGTTGAAAGCACAATGGACTCCAGAATTTGCACAAGATTTGAATGCTTACCATAGCTTAGATGCTGAGGCTGAATTAACTGGTATGTTATCTGAGTACATCTCTTTAGAGATTGACTTAGAGATCTTAGATATGTTAATTGAGAACGCTCAAACAACTGCTAACTGGTCAGCTCAAATCGGTAACCAATTGAATGCAGCAGGTACAGCTTATGTTTCTAACACAGCTGGTGCTTACTACAACCAAATGAGTTGGTTCCAAACTTTAGGTATTACTTTACAAGCAGTATCTAATAAGATCCATCAATTAACTTTACGTGGCGGTGCTAACTTCTTAGTTTGTTCTCCAACTGTAGCTACTATCTTGGAATCAATTCCTGGATTTGCAGCTGATACAGACGGCGCAGCAGATACTATGAAGTATGCATTCGGTGTACAAAAGATTGGTGCTTTAAACAGCCGTTACAAGGTTTACAAAAACCCTTACATGACTGAAAACACTATCTTAATGGGCTTCCGTGGTAACCAATTCTTAGAGACTGGTGCCGTTTATGCTCCTTATGTACCATTGATCATGACTCCTTTAGTTTATGATCCTAACACGTTTACTCCTCGCAAGGGAATTATGACTAGATATGCTAAGAAGATGATTCGTCCAGAATTCTACGGAAAAGTATATGTAGCTAATTTGAACGTTGTTAGCGTGACTAACTAATTAGTAATCATACAATAAAAGAAGCCGGCCCGTAAGCCGGCTTTTTTGTTGCCATTATTCCTTTTTATTGGAATCATGACTATTTATTAATAAAGATATCATGGCAGAATTAAAATCGCATGTGTGTACTAGCTGTGGCATAGTTATGTACTACGATGTTATAGGTAGTTGGAGGAATGCAAAGACTAAGTTAAAAAGGACAGGTATTCTTAGATGTCCTCCTTGTGCAGGTAAGGAGGGGAGAGAATCAAGTAGTAAGAAACCAACAGGAAGACCTTTTGGTATTAAGAATAGCGATAACACAAAGGTTAGAGAAGCAGCTCAAACATCTTCTAATCGCTATCAACTTAAATCTATAACCAAAGAACAACGCTTAAAAGGAATTGCTAAGCGTAATGGTTATACAACCTACGAAGAGTATCAAGCAACTCTTTCCGATTGGGAGAAGTATAAGAATGAGGTATGGAGAGTAACTAATCAACAACCACTCCACCTTCTTGAGAACTACGATAAGAGAGGTACTTCAGGTACAGATGGTGCTTATCAGATTGACCATATGTATTCAGTTCTTAAGGGCTTTAAAAACCAAATACCACCCGTCTTAATTGGTAATATAGAGAATCTTCAAATGTTACCTTGGTTAGATAATGTGAAGAAAGGTTGGAAGTAAGCCGGCTTTCTTTATTCCCAACTATTTATTTAAAAAGTACACATGGCAAGTTTAACTGGAAATCTTATATCGAATAGCTATCAAGGGCTGCTAAAAACTAGTGATAATGGCGTTATAGCCAGCAATGTTAAGATGATTACTGATGGAGCAGGTAATTCGACCGCTCTAGGTCTTTCTACTAATACTGTTGAAGTTTCTGGATCTTTACAAGTAACTGGTTCTTTGATAGTAGATTCTTTCCCAGATGGTACAGTAGCTACATTGCTTCCACAAAGTTTAGTGGTGGGTAATACAGATACAACTATTGGAGTTTATACTGATATGCACGGCATTGAATTATATTCTGGCTCAAATTATTTAGATATTACAGTAGATGGCATTGGTTTTAACGACTACGTAGCTGGAACTTTATTAGCAGTACCCGATAATACTGGTAATCCTCACGTTATTGTTCAAATGCAAAACCATGACAACTGGACAAATGGTAATATCGACATTAATGTTCCATTAACACTTCACTCAGGTTCAGCAGTTACAGGATCTTTAAAAGTTGCTAGTAGCTTAGTAATGGCACCAAGTAGCTCATTCGTACTACCAACTGTACAACCTAACACACCGGCTTTAGGCACAGCATTTTTCAGCGGATCTTTTCTGTATATCTACAATGGAGCTGCTTTTGTAAGTGCTAGTTTACACTAGTAAATTTATCCTATAAATACATAAGCCCCTGAAATAGGGGCTTTTTTATTTGCTTGTATAAACTATTTATTTAAAATAGTTCCATATGGCGTTAGAAACGGCTGTTGCAAAGAAAAAACCAAAAGGTCCCATTAAGTTCCAAATCCAGTTAAATGAAGAGCAGAAGACTACTAAGTCAATCATCCTCAGCAATGTTATAACAATCGTTACGGGACAAGCAGGATCCGGTAAAACCCTAGTAGCTTGCCAAGCAGCGTTAGACAGCCTTTTTACGAAGGAAGTTGAGCGTATAATTGTAGCTAGGCCAGTTGTCACAGCAAAGGAAGATATCGGATTTCTGCCAGGTGGATTGAAGGATAAATTAGATCCTTACATTGCACCAATCTACGATAACTTGTATAGGTTGTATGATAAAACCAAGATAGATAATTTGTTTATGGAGGGCAAAATTGAGATTATTCCTTTTGCTTTCATGAGAGGAAGGAACTTTTCAAATGCATTTATCATTTTGGACGAAGCTCAAAACGTTACGGATTCGCAGATGGAAATGGCAATTTCAAGACTTTGTGAGGGTTCTAAAATGGTTATAGTTGGTGATGTGGGACAGATTGATTTGAAGGAGAAAAAGGATTCTGGACTTATTTATTTGAATAAGGCAGTTCCTGGAATAGTGAAAGGTGTAGCAACAGTTCACTTGAGTCACAACCACAGACATCCAATAGTAGAACAAGTGATAAATGTCTATAAACAAATACGTAATTAATGAGTAATCCTACCATATATAATGGAAATCCGGGTCCTATTTCAGGATCAACTCCGTTTGGATTTTACGACAATGACTTAGAATATCAATCAGATGGTCCTAAAGTAGCCAACTATTGTGCAAGAAAGTTAGGATATCCAGTACTTGATGTCGAGTTACAAGATTTAAACATCTATGCATGCTTTGAAGAGGCTGTTTCCATATATGCAGAGGAGTTGTATCAATTGAAGATCAAGGATAACTACTTGACTTTAGAAGGTCAACCAACTGCTTCTTTACTTAATAATACAGTTGTATCTCCTAACTTAACCAACTTATTAAACATCTCCGAGACTTATGGTCAACCAGCTGGTGTTGGTGGATTTGTTAACTGGAGAACAGGATCTGTGCTTATTCAAGAAGGACAGCAAGATTATGATTTATATGATTGGGCTGTGAATACGCAAGGCATGGACCCAAATGATAGAGTAGTTATTCAAAGAGTGTTTTGGCAATCACCTCCAGCCAATTATTTCTATGGATATGGCGGTTATTATCCTCAATTAGGTGGTGCTGGTGCATGGCCTAGTGATTGGGGTGGATTTGGTGCAGGTGGTTTTTACGGAAGTGGAGCTAACAGTGTTACCATTTATCCAGTGTATTGGGATATTCAGAGAATACAAGAGATAGAAATGGCTAATGAAGTGCGTTTACCTAACTGGTCTTTTGAGATTATTGGTACTACTTTGAGAATATTTCCTTGGCCAAGCACAGGAGGATACTACTATTACTTGCAATATGCTTTCCAATCTGACTTGATGAGCTTGACTGAGAACAGTCCTTATGGAGCCAATCAAGGATTAGTAGCAAATGCTGCTTTAGCACCTTATGGTTTGATTACTTATATGGACATTAATCAACCTGGTAAACAGTGGATTAAAGAGTATACTGCTGCTTTAACGTCTGAGTTGCTAGGTCTTGTGAGAGGAAAATACCAGCAGGCAGTAGTGCCTGGTTCAGAGGTAACTTTGAACTTTGCTGACTTAATTACGAGAGGTCAAACGATGCAAACTACTCTGAGAGAGAAGCTGAGAGGAGACTTAGAGGATATGTCAAGACAGAAACAATTAGAAAGAAAGCAATCTGAAAATGATTCTTTAAAAGATACATTAGTTAATATTCCCATACCAATATTCATAGGATAACATGGCCCTTTTTGGAACAGTACGAGATGCAGTGATGCTTACAGGAGTAGCTTCTGAGTTTGTTAATAATGTAATAACTCAGCAGATAGGTTACTATGCTGTTCAATTACCAGATACACCTTCCAATGTTTATGGTGAGGGTTTGGTGAAGCAGTACATAGGACCTGTGTTAATTAACTGTTTAATTGTGAGAGGAGATTTTACAACTCGTAATGGAGATTTTGGTCCTGATATATTTAGAACAGTTGACTTTAGATTTTTGAGAGTTGATTTGGAATACGCTGATGTAGTACCTCAAACAGGTGATGTTATCATGTATAACGAAGGTTATTACGAAGTAGATAATGTAAACGAGAATCAATTATTCTTAGGTAAAGATCCTTCCTATGCTTATTCTGAAGGTCTAAATCAATTTGGTGCTAGTTTTTCTATTATATGTAGTACTCACTTAGCAGAACCAGAAAGATTCGGTATCCAAGCACAAAGATTATAATATGGCAAAACCAGGTATACAACAAGTACGTCCACTGACTCAGAGAGAGTTCATGAATAAGTTAGTAAAACCTACCGATCCCGAGTATGGTAATCCTAACCAAATATTCTCTGAACCTTTCAAGCCTGGTCAACCTGAGTTCAATAGAGCTTATGAAACCAGCTTTAGAGACGATCCTGCACCAAGAAAGTTTTCCATTGGTATTAAAGACATTGATGAGGCTGTGATGTATTATTTTGAGAATGTGCTTCAGCTAAGAGTGTATCAAAACAACGATACTATTTTAGTTCCAGTTATCTATGGACAGCCTGAGAAATGGTCTTCTGTACAGCAAGATGGCTATTATAGAGATGCTCAAGGCAAGTTGATGACTCCACTTGTAATGTTTAGAAGACGATCTATTACACAGAATAGAACGCTTGGAAACAAGGTGGATGGTAATAGTGCTCATAACGTGCAACTTTTCGAAAAATCGTATGTTAGAGGCAATGCTTATGACAACTTCCATGTTCTCCAAAACCAGAAGCCACAAAAAGAATTTGCTGTAGTTGTTACTCCTGACTATGTTACTATCACTTATGAAGTGATTATGTGGACTAACTTCGTAGAACAGATGAATGGGCTAATAGAGGCGGTAAATTTCGCTTCAAATTCATATTGGGGAGATCCTAACAGTTTTAAATTTCTAACGAAAATGGAAGTGTTTAACGATGCTCAAACGTATGATTATGGCGAAGACAGAGTAGTTAGAACAAACTTCGAAATGACCTTAAATGGATACTTAATTCCTGACTCTGTTAATGCTCAATTAGCTGCGTTGCAGGGTAAGACTTATAACCTTTGTAAAATTGTATTTGCAACAGAACAACCAATATGAGTTCACTAAATTCTATTATATCTCAGATTAACTCATTGTCAGGATTTAACCTGCCAACCTCGAGTAATTCATATATTATCAGCTCTTCGGCAGAGCTTAGTAGTGGTTCTGTGAATCAAATTGTTGATCAAATTAACAGATTAACTGGCTACAATATTCCTGCAACCAATGTAACTATTACTACCGGCTCAATAGAGAGTAGCCCAGTCGTTATTTATGCTCCAACTCCTGCAACTGGAACTATTCCAACTACTGGAATTAGACCTGGAGCTGTCATAGAAGCTGAGCATTTGCTTCGTATTATTAATGCTTTGAATGGTGTAAATTCAAATCTCATTATCATCTCAGGAAGCTTATATGTCTCTGGTTCGAGCACTATGGCTCAGAACCTCGATTTGCCTTTCATCCCAGATCAAGATTTATTGTATTCTTCTGGTGGATTTACCACTGGAACTAACACAGTTGACGGCGGAAGTTTCTAGTTAGTACTATTTATTAACGGCTTACATAAGCTCTTGGTTAGTACATACTTTAAACATTCCTATAT